ATCACATAGAGCGGACTCTCTCACATGGTCAAGGATCTCGTCTGCGGACTCCAAGTAGATGGACCGATCCTCGTCACGCACCAGGGGTACGTTAACTACGATGGGGCCTCCACAAGGGATCAGCGAAGTGACGGGTCCGTATGTCCTGGTATTCTTGACTCCGTCGTAGACTGGGAGAGTGAACTCTTTCTCAGTCTTCCCGACGAAATGGTGCGCGGTTTGGACATCCGGCCTTCGCAGCCGCCTCGTAGGCAACTGCGTTTCGATAGTGCTACCGAACTCTGACTTCTGGAGCCTGAGATGACGAGCGAGCTGACGCTGAGTCTTATTGATTCGGTAACGGGCTTGTGAACCCTGAAAGAGGCCAAGACCCCCAGCTGAGATTGGAACACGGTGGTTCCGACGTGCCCATCGCCACTTGGAGTGGGTCTGGCTGTCCTTGTAGAAGTAGATATCCTCACCTGCGTCTCGAACGCGTCGGTGGAACTCCTTCTCGATTCTCAGCTTCATGTCATCGGGAACGCCTGCAACAACCCGGTTCGCAATAGCAAATACTGGGCGGTCGCCCTCCTCAGGTAGCTTAATCCCACGCCTTTTCAAGCGGTGATAAAGCTTTCTGGCCCCAGGAGGGAGGGGCTCGAGCGTAAAGACATGGAGGTCGTGGTTCTCAGTTGTGTACTCATCGGGATCTTCCACAACATCAGGGTTTTCAGAGGTTGAACCCACTCTCTCCATCACCTTGTGCTTCCCAGCATATAGACCGGAGTTGAAGAAATCAATCTCAACGGGTGTGGGTAGGTGACCTGGTCGACCGTCGTGGAACTTCGGGACCTGGGAAGGCGCGCTTCTGTAAATACCCCCAGAGTCGGATCGCTGATACTCTGAGAGGAAGTCGTGCTTCTGGAGATCGTACTTCTGGAGTGCCGTAAGATTATAATGGTAACCAGTGGAGTTGATGTTAGCATACGTGTCGTGGATATAGCTCTTTCCAATCGTCAGGTCAAGACCCAATCGGCCGGAAAGATCCTTAAAGCGTGTTAGCTCCTCATCACCATCGACAACAGAGAGGAGGTCATCACCATTAATTAGAGCGGATCGAAGATACTGCTCGAAGGTGAACTTCCTCTTTGAGTCTCTTTGGTAGAGATCAAGAGCGGCGCCATTTGCAAGACACAAAATGATAAAGGAGACTATGCTGCCCATGAGCTGACCATTTGACTGGTAGGCGGGAGCAAGCCGGACAGTGAAGGGGAAATCCTTTCCGAGGAGAGCAAGCTCT